AATCTTGTTTAGTAAATTCCATATTAACTGAACTTTTAGTATCTATTGTACCACTGTTCAGTACTATTCCATCCAATTCATCTGTAAGTGTATCAATTGTATGTACGCCTTCTCTTTCAAAAGCAAATTTAAAAATCCAACCTGCGCCTGTTATTGTTGGAGCACCATAATTTTCTAATAAATTTTGTCCAACTCCATTCAATGCCACAGGTGTGTTCATTACAACTGGCTGTGCTCTAAGGCCTATTACTTGTACAACACTCTCAAAATCTTTTTGACTGTTGTTTGTATAATCGCCTGTTTGTGTGATATCTAAATTTGTGAACAATGTATAATATTCTATGTTACCAGATAGTGTTTCACTGCTGGCCATTGCTCCACTTCTATTTCCTGCAACCATGTGTGTCTCCGTATATTACACTATTTATCAGGATTTCAGATTTTTAGATCAAAAAAAATCCCCAACTAGTGAGGATTTTTTATAAGTTAGTTTAAACTTAGAATGAGACGTCTGCGATAACGTGTCCTGCTAGGTCACCGTTTGCTAGGTTGTCTGCACCTTCAACAATCATATTAACTGCCGCACCACTTACTGCGCCAACTTTTAATACTGAAAGGTTTAAATTTTGTACTGAGCTAACTAATGCTGTTAGTTGAGTTGATGAAATGTTTCCTGATTGTTGAGTAAAACTCTTAAGGAATACATCTTTACCAATAAACTCACCAGCCGCCGCCGCTCTTCTATCCGTTTGTGCCATTTTAATTCTCCTAAATGTATATGTACAATATTTTGTACGTTACATTTATTTATCAAAATAGCCATAAAAAAAGGCAGTATAAACTGCCTTCTTTTGTAAAAACTAAATCTTAACTAAATGTTGCGATTAATGTTGCACCTGTGATACTAGGTGTTGCGCCTGCGCCTTGTACAGCAATGTGACTTCCACTTGTTAATCCTTCAACTGCTACAACTACAAAACCTTCGTTTTGTGCTTCTGTACATGCCGCTTCAACTGTTACAGATGTTACGTCATCTACTTCTAAGATGTGAGTTGTTCCTACTAAACTGTTTGCCGCTCTTACTGCCGCGTTTGGGTTTGCTTGTGCCATTATAATTCTCCTAAATATATTTTAGAGCAAATTGCTCCGTTACACTTATTTATCATTTTCATACAATTATTTTTGTATCTTTACACCTGTTCCCATTTGTTTTTTTACCCAATCACCTATGTCTTTATATCCAGTTGTAAATGCTTTAACAGGGCTACTAATATCAGCAATCAAATCTTTTACTCTTTCCATTCCATCTTTGTATTTTGTAGCATTTGTATTACCGAACTGGCCACCACGGTTTCCAGTTCTATTACTCATATCTGCATATTTAAGTTTTGTTTTTGCATAGACTTCTTTATGTGCTTCTTGCCCTTGTGTTAATTCCTTTACTATGGCAGATTTAGAACTTCCAGCACTTTCCATTTCTCTTTTACGTTCTTCAGCGGCAGACTGATATGCCGCATCAACACTAATTCTACCTAATTGCTGGAATTTTTGCATAAATTTATTAGCAAACTCTGGACTAAATTTTTTAAGAGTTTTAAACTCTTCTGTAGCTCGCCATTCTTCAGACTGCATTGCAGGATTATTAATACCTGTTCCTACGAGCTCATTTACAACTATTTCATTTATTTTCATATTTGTTTTTTTCTACCACTAGCCCAATAACCTGCTATTGCGCCTAATCCGGTTCCTGCTTTCTTATATTTATCTACATCTTTACCAAAACGTTTAGCAATTTTTTTACCTACATATCTACCTGCTATAGCACCTGCTCCTGCACCGGCAACTCTTTTAGTTAAACTTGCTTTTTTAAATTCTTGTGGGACTTTGTACTTCTTATATTTAACCATTGTACTTAGAGGAGCCATAACTTCACTACCTCTTCCGAGTCTTCTAAATTCTTGTAAAATTCTTGCGGTTACTGTTTGCCTCTGAATATATCTTAAATTCTCCCAATCCATTATTAATCTACGCCATTGCTTATATATAGATTTTTTAATTTTTAATTGGCTCTCTAACCTAAACATATATGGACTTGCTATAGTATCAGTCATTGTACCTTTTGATACTCGTTGTAAGAAAGTCCAATGTGTTCTTTTATCAAATTTAAGACTATTTAAATGGCTTTTACTTTGTAAATAATTTCTTAACTTTACATTTTTTGTTTTAGGTTCAGACACCATATATGCTAATAAATATAAATCAGTAGCATGACTTCTAAATAATGTATATTTTCCATATTGTGTACTTTGTTTTGCGTATGCCATTGCAAAATTACGTTGTTTTTCATCTTTATACATTAGATATGTTACTAATGTATTTAAATACAGCAGTTCTGCTACAGACTCGCCTGTTAGTTGATTAAAACCTGATGTAGTTCTATACAACCTTGCTTCTGATATTTCTTGATCTATTAATTTAAAGTTAAACTTGTTTTCTTTTAATATGCTCATTTGCCTGGCATTCCTGTTCCAAAGTTTAATCTACTAAACTCTAATCTATCTACAAGTTTTAATGCATTACCCATTCTGTCTACAGCAACAAAACCTTCTTCGCCTGTTACCTCATAACCATTTTCTGTTTCTTTAAATGTTGGTAGTTGCCTAATTGTTTCTAACTTTTTAACTATTTTAATTTTTGCTTCAATTATTTTTAAATATAAATCATAAACTGCAACTATTTGTGGAACATTTTGTTTAATAAATTTAACACCCTGCACTAACTTCTCAGACATTTCGTCCTGTTTAGCCTGAGTCTTATATCCGTCTATCTTCTTTTGCATAAAGTCTATATACTTTTGTACAAAACCCTGTGCAAACTTAGTAGGTTCATCAAATGCTCCTGCTCTAATGTTATTATTTACATGAGCTTTTAGTTGCTGTAAAAAATCTTTTCCTATTAATTCATTACCTTGCTCTAACCATTTAAATGTATCTGGATCTATTGATTTTAAATAATTATTAGCCATACTTATTGCACTTAAAACATCACTACTTTCTTCTTTTGTTAATGTAATTGTGCCACTAAAGTCTTTTATTATTGCGTCTCTGTGCCATACACTAGGTGTATTTCCTAGTTGACTACTATCAAAGCCAAACTTTGCTTGAGTATCTGCTAGTGTTGGACCACCTGTATATTCAGTATGCCATACTATACCCATTTCAGATTTGCTAATTTGTTTTGCTAAATCACTGTCTGTAGGTACTGCATAAACTATTGTGTTAGGTTTAAACAGTAAAACTTCTTCACCATTAATAGTTGTTGTTTGTAAATCGCTTTTGCTATAAAGCATATCTCCTTGTACAACTGTATTCCAATTTAATTTTCTTAAAAACCTTAATGCTGTTTTAAGTTTATCTTGGAGACCTTCTGACGGATGATTTTCCTCTATATCTTTGTCTGTAAAATTTATTTTAGGTTTTTTTGCAAAAACACCTTTAGTCCCCACAAAAAACTTTCCTGTTTCAGGATCTTTACCAGCAATTACGGCAGGTGCTCCGTCCCATTTGGTTGTCATACTGATAGGTGTTTTTGAATTACCTTCCAGCATGTCATGTAAACTGTATAGATAGTCAACCGCTTCTTTGGCGCCTTTTATTCCTCTATTAAATATATTATCTTCCAGATGCTCTAAATGGGTATTCTTACCCTCTGCTTCAAGTATTATTTCTTTTACGAAACTTTCTGTGAGCTCAGCAAACCTCATTAAACATTTCCAAAATTAGGGCTATTAGGATCAGTAGGATCACTTGTCTTAGGTGTTGATGGTGTTTGCTTTGAATCCGGTCTTGGTCCTGTTGCGTTCCTTTGCATTTTTTGAAAAATTTGATACGCATCATTAAGAGTTTTTGCTTCACCTCTTTTAAAAATGGCTTTTATCTTTTGGCCGTCTTCAGGAGATATATTTCCTGCTTTTATTTGTCTTTCTAAATTTTGAAAATCATCACTAGGATCGTTTTTCATTCCTTTCTTTATATACTGACCATTTAAATTTTTTGCTTCATCTTTAGTTGCATATTTACCTGTTTCTGAACTTATCCATTGTTGTCCTTTATATTCAAAAGCATGGTTAAACTTAGTGCCATCATTTCTAGGGAAGTCAATGGGTTTACCCCTTTTGTCTACTAATGTCCTAATGTCTCCTTTTTGAGGTAATCCTGTGACGTTTACTATATTGGGATCTTTACTAAATTTACCTGTAAGTTTGTCTATCGCTCTGCCGATACCACCACCAATAACACCACCTATTTTTTGACCAACACCAGCCTTTGGGTTGAACCTTGCTCTTTGGCCTAAACCTGTTGCACCAATTTTAGAAGCAACTTTGCTTTTTACTCGTTTTGTAAAAGGTCTGGCATCTTTATTGGTGGCGGCAGGTTGTGCCTTAATAAGACTAAGGAAAAGAGAATTAGTAGGTGTAATAGTAGTACCGTCAGGGTGCGTAAACGTCTGCAGACCTGGATTCCAAGAATATGAAACACCGTTATATTTAACGTTTTTTACCTTACTCCAGTCTACGTCCTTTTGTAAGTTTAACTCTTTAATTACAATTTCATTTATCAGCATTGTTATTCTCTTTTTGGGATTCTTTGATAATCTTACCAATACCTCTGGAGAATTTTTTGCCGTCTCGGCCTTTTATGCTATTTACTAATCTGTTCTGCAAATCCTTAGCAGTTGCCTCATCATAGTATGTATCTATCTGTTCTAATAAACTAATAGCACTTGCAATTATATGTTCGCCCCTATTAGATACAACATGATTTCTGTCTCTGTCAACAGAAATTTGGTTAAGTTCTTCTAAAATGCTACGAGTTTTACGCACAATATCTCCAATTAAAATATATAATGCTATTTATCATTTTATTGATCATTCTTTTTAAAGAACTCTCTCATATTCATTGCACCTGAAATGACATCCTTTGCTTCAGGCTCTTCTGCTTTAATGGAATTATTATGTTTTAGTTGATCTACAAGGCTACTAGTAGTCATTGTCATTGCATCTTCATCACCTTCTTGTAAATCTTCAATCCTTAATGTATCAGGATCAAATCTTAAATCTACTTTTGTGCCTACGCCACTACTACTTCTGGTTTTCATAAACTGTATTTGATACCTGCCTTTTTCTCGCATAGCATTACTTGTAAATATACCAACAACATTATCTGCTGTTTGTATTTTACTAATACCACCTGCTATGTGATGATGATCAAATTCTATTTCCTCTACTGCACCTCTGTTTAACTGTGATGCTGTAACAAATAATAAATCTCTTTCCATTGCTAAGTTACGCAACTCTTCAGATACATACTTGTCTTTAATAAACAAATCACTACCACTTACTTTTGCACTGATAGGCATCATTAAATCCAGATAATCTACCAGTAAACAATCTACTTTTTCACCACAAGATATTTCATATTCACGTAAAAATACTCTGATATCATTTACATTTACACCATTTGGCATCTGTTTTACTCTAAGTCTACCTGCACCTTTGGCTTTCATACGAACTTTTAAATCTACATCGTCCATATTACGCATAACTTCTTTTGTACCATATCCACTTACCATACTGTCTAATCGCATACTAATTAATTGTTCACTAAGCTCTAAACTGATATAAACAGTATTCATACCTGCCAATGCCCAATTAACAGCAAAGTTTTGTAAAAACAAACTTTTACCTGCACCAGATCCACCAGCAAAAATAGTCATCTCACCTCTGTTCATACCACCATAAAGTTTGTGATCTATACCTTTCCACCCTGTGCTGATTGCACCACTTTGGTCTTTAATCCATTGCAGTCGCTCTTTAGGATTTTCAAAGTAGTCTAAACCTAAATCTTTTACAAGCCCTACTTGACTTGCATCTTTAATTTTATTTTCCACAGTACCATAATCTTGTTTTTCCAACAAGTCGGTACTTTCTATAATTGCTTTTTCTAATGCTTTGTGTCTGCAAAATGTTTCAAACTCTCTCAAAAACCAATCATGATGATCTGATGTAATATTTTCTATAGGCTCAATACTAACACCACTTGCCGCACTTACTTGTTCTGGTGTAGGAATACTATTAAAGTCTGTTGAATGACTCTGAAATAACTTTACTGCTGATCTATATTTGATATTAAAATATTCAGGCTCCACTATGTTAGCACATCTACTAAACAAATCAGGATCACTAATTAAAAACTTTAAAAATAGTTCTTGCGTTTCTTCATTATAGTTTGTTAAATCACTCATTTTTGTATCTCATTAATTATATATCTTGCGAATAGTTCATGTCCTACTTCGTTTGGATGTCCATCTGTAGCACTTTCTTCATGACCTCTTGTTATATGTGATATAGGTATTAAAAAATTTGATGTATCTATATTGTTTGCTAAACCATCTAATATTTTATTTTCTAAATAATATGTTATCATTGTTTGATAACTTTGTCCAGTAAAATATACATTTTTAAATCCTTTTATTTTACAGAATCCCTGAAATGCCATTATTTGAAGTACTAAATCGGTAAGAATACTGGTATCGTTATTAACTAGTGTACAATAATTTTTAAATGTTTTATATTCTAATTTAGTGTATAAATATTCATTTCCTATTTGACCCACTCTATCATCAATACAAGGATCGTCTACTATGTGTCCTATCCAGGAACTTAAATTCTTGTCATAATATTCCTGTCTTTCTATATTGGCAAATTGTATTACTACTGTCCAATTTTCAGGATCATTTATATTATCTAAATATTCCATACTACGTCTTATTATTCTGTGATTGCTAGAGCCTCTGAATGCTTCAGATACAACTTCATTAAAATGCTGTTTTAACAACATTGGCCAGGCCCAATCAGGAGATATATCAGATACTCCATCTTTTATTTTAAAGTCTCTGTGGCCATGACTAAAACTGCATCCATTTACATATAATTTCATACTAATGTCCTACATGTACTCCAAACAAATATCCCAAAAAGAAAACTATTGGTCCTAATATTAATAAGTCTACTATCCAATGTAATGCAATGGATAGTGTTACTATTTCTTTCCAATGAACTTTACATACACTTGCCCAATGTCTAATTTTTTCTCTCATAACATTTTTGCCTTTACTTCTATTTTAAGTTTATTGTTTGTTGCATGTTTTATTATACTGCTCACTGTTGCCAATCTTCCATACATATTAACTGCATCTGCGGCGTCTTTACAATCTACATGCCAAGGCGGGAAACTTACTTCCCACCCTAGTTCAGCGGCCTGCAACATCAACTCTATGCCTGCTTTATCTCTGTCAGGGCATACTATAATTCTTTTACCTAATTTTTCAATTAAATGTGCTTGTTCAGGGCCAACACTATTACCTTGTATTGCAACACCATCTACCAGTATCGCATCAAATACTCCTTCTGTAACAATAACAATTTCCCTTTTACTGTCTGCAAATCTATCTATATTAAACACATATCCAGGTTGCATTTTATGTAAGTACTTAGGCGTTTGTTTGTCAGGAGGGCTTATATGCCTTCCTGTCCAGCCTACCACCTCGTTATTATAAGTGAAAGGGACTACCAATCTCTGCTTGTATAACTTCTCATCAAAGTATAGCAGTGGATATAGACCAAGTAGTCCTCTTTGCCTTGCGTATTCCTTTACAGCATGATCTTCTGGTAAGTCATCAACTGCTGTTGCTGTTTGAGGAATTTTTTCTGTGTTAAATTTTTGTAAATTATAAACATAGTCTGTAGTACTTTCTGTTTCTAATTCTTCTGCATACTTCATTAATTCTATTGTTACTTTATGTATGTCTTTCTGATCTGCTCCTAGTATTGTTGCTAAGTCTTTATATTTCTTTCCTAGTGTGGGATTCGGCTCCCAACCTGTTGTATATCCGCAATTAAAACAATTATAGGATATTTTTGCACCAGTTGTTATTAAACCACCGCGTTTTCTTTTATCAGTACACATTGGGCAATCCATAGTGTTCCAGCCACTAGGTGTTTTACTAGTTCTTATTGGAAGATTATCCAAAAGGAGACGATGCACCTTTTCTACTAAAAAGTCTATATCCATGCATTAATTATACACGAAAAATATGTAAAAGTCAATTAATTTCTTAATTGTACTAACGATATATTTCCTGCTGTGGGTTCACTTAATACTCTTATGTAATTTGCATTAACTTGGAAAGTATGGTGATATATTGTGGAGTTTGAGGTTAAAGAAACATTGCTCACCACATTAAACCAATCACTACTATTGTTTGCTGTATTAGGCGTATTTTCTACACAACTTGCTTGTATTGAAAAATTTCCTGTATATGTATCAGGATGTATTGCAATACTATGCAAACATTCACTAAAGTTTCTTGTTTGATTTCCTTTAAATGCTGAAGTTACAAACACATTA